TATGGTAACAAACCAATATCTCCAGACTGGAGAGGAATTGTTTATTTTGGAAAAGATGGCAATGTAACCAAAGTAAAGAAAGGGGGGCCTAATTAAATGTTATATAAAGATTGGAAAAAAGCAGAAGTTAAAGGCTTTGATGTTTTTCTGGAAACTGGGATTTCTATTCGAGGTTTTAAGAAGTGGGACAAAAAAGCTAGAAACGCGGCGATCAAAGAATTTATTGAAATTTTAAAGAATGATCAAGTTGATTTTGATTATGAAGAAAACAGGAGTGATTAAAATGGGGAACTTACAAAACAATGTAATGATAGAGGTCGAGCAAGAGCTTGACCTTTGCCTCAATCAAAAAGGAATGACCAACGAACAAGCTTTAAATCATATTGAAAAAGAGCTTGGCACATATAAGAAAGAGATTGCAAAGTTGATTATCTTAGAAAGACAAGCAGAAGATAGAACTGGTCAATCTTGGGACGACTTTCACAGAACTAACAGAAGCTTACATCAAGGAGATTAAACTATGCCAATGTTAATATATATTTATAAAAATAATTTAGGCGATTGCACTAATAATGGTGTTTCGTCCAGAGATATAAAAGGCTTATGTCTTACGAATGTAGATGGGCCTTTCGAGCCTTGCAAAGATTATCCAGAAGCAGAACTTGTTTTACAAGATTTTGGATATGGCAAGAGTGTTAAAATTGTACCTCATGAAGTAGCCGACAAAAATCCAATGTTTGGTGGTAACTTCGGAGAAACTTCAGACTCCAGATTTTCAGAGAAAGTTTCTGAAATGCTAGGGCATAAGTTTTATGGTGCAGTCGCAATTCATGATAGGGTAGAATAATGACAAAGAAAATAAAATTTAAAACTAATATTCCAAATGGATATTTTGAAAAAATACCTAGTTGTTTTATAGATAGACATGGTTCTGTAGGGCAACTATCAGTTAACGAAATTTTAAAGGCGTTCAGAGATGGTGTAGTTGATGGATTGATACATGGTATAAGAGATACCACTCAATCTCATCACTATTATCAAGAAGGTTATGACTTTGGAATAACTTTGTACTCAAGACAAATAGATGAAGAAAAGGAGCAAAATGAAACATTTAAATAAAACTCATGTTGATTTATGTAGTGGCATCGGAGGATTTGCACTTGGCTTAGATGAAGGTGCAAAACTATCCAAACCAATTTTATTTTGTGATACCGAACAATGGTGTCACAAAGTATTAAAAAAGAATTTTCCAGGTGTACCAATTTTTAACGATGTAAAGGAGATCGCAAATGACCCAAAAAGATTTATTCCAAAAAAACCAGATATCCTCACCTCTGGATATCCGTGTCAACCGTTCAGCGTTGCGGGAAATCGCAGAGGGCAAGAAGACCCTCGCCACATCTTCCCGTACATCTTTAGAATTGTTGAACAAACAAGACCCTCTTTTGTCATTTACGAAAATGTTTATGGACATCTCTCGTTGGGATTGGACGAGGTTCTCTTTAAAATGGAAAGCATCGACTACTGTACGAGGACATTTGTATTTCCGTCTTCATCAATCGGAGCATGGCACAAAAGGGACAGACTCTGGATCATCTGTAAATCTTTACGCAACACCGAACACGATGGATCATCTTCCCCCAAGGAGTGCAGAAGCAACGAAGAAAATGCAAGAAGGTCACAGAAAGGGACGGAAGAAACCGAGCAATCTGAGAGAGCAGTTAGATCCAATGACAATGAGTTTGTATCCAACTCCAACGACCAAAGGTTTCGGTCATGCCTCGGAGGGACAAACAATGATCTTCAGAAAGAAAGTGGAGAATGGAGAAATGACGGAAGCAGAAGCTCAAGCAATGATGGACGGAGTGACGCTAAGACCACCAAGAATGAAAACCTGGAATTATCCAACACCACTTGCGAGAGATTGGAAGGACGCATCATACAATCCAACGTGGAAAGAGAGCAGAGACAAATCGTTACCGAGAGAAGTGTTGAAGAACAATTATCATGGTGGGAAGTTGAACGCCAACTTCACGGAGTTCCTAATGGGATATCCACAGAATTGGACAAAGACAGAAAACAACGATTAATTGGCTTGGGGAATGCAATATGTCCCCAAAATGCAATGTATTTAGGACTAGCTTTGAGAGGAGAATTTAATGGCACATCTTAAAATATCACAAAAAGAAATAGAGTTGTTTGTTAGAAGTATGTATACTTACAGAAATAAACTGGACGAAGATCATCCACACTCTGATACTTATATTTATACACATCCAGTATCTAAAGAAAGAAGATATGTAACAAACACAATCGGTAAAATGGAAAATGAGCTAAAGGTGAGAGCAATGAGACCACACAAGGTGACTACATGAGAAAGGGTAGACCTTCTGGATCAGTACAAAATCTTTTTCAGAAGGTTGAAAGACTCAGATATTTATACATAGAACATTGTGAGTTAGTGGGTAAACCACACTCACAAAGATACCAGGGCGTATTGGATGGTATCGATCTTTGCATGGAACTTGCAGAAAGTATAAAAGCTTTTCAAAACGACATCAAAGAAATTAAATTAACGAAAGGACTTAAGAATGAAACGAATGCACAAAGCAAAACAAGCTGCGAATAGGCACAAACGAAAAACAAACGCAAAAGACAAGTACATTTCTTACACGCACAACGGAAACAAAAAAGTTAGAAAAAAATAATGTCACTTGACTTGCAAAATTTATGTGTGTTATTTCTTAATAGCACGAGGCAATTACGGGAATTGCTAATCAACGCCCTTGTCGGAGAGGGTTTTCCTCCCCTTGTCCTCTCCGACTACCTCATAATCACCTTCAATGAATGCAGACGGATAGGCTTTTCTGATCTCAGAGAGTCGAGCCACGATCTCTTCACGAGAAAGTTTATCTAATTGATGTACAACATTTGTTTCTCTTTTATCTATAGCAAGACCACCAAGTGCAGATCTAATCTTCTCCGCATTGACCGCAGCAGAAAATTGTCCAGACTCTTCTGCTCCCTTGGAAAGATCAGAGAATCTTTTCAACTGACCCAACAAAGTGACACCATATTTCTTTTCTCTGGCTTCACGAAGATCTTTGACATGATCCACGACCAGGGGAAAATCTTTACCATTGAGCAAAAGACTTGCAGTTTTAGCTGCTTGTCCTTCAGAATATCCAGCTTTTCTAGCACATTCCGCATTGGAATAAGTGCCTTCAACTATAAATTTAGCAAATTCTTTTTGTCTATTTGTAAGAAATTTTTCTTTTGGCATAGCCTTATAATAGTGTTTTCCCCATATTTTTTCAATTCAAAACACAAAAAAATGCCCGCGTGTCATCATAAATCGTATATGAAGTGTAACAAGTGTAACAGAAGTGTAACAAGAAACTCTAGTGTCAGTATGGGTTACAGACGTTTTGTTACAGTGTTACAGTGTTACACCTATTTTTTAAAAAAAGTTTACACACAAAAAAATATGACAGAAACACTATATGCGTTTGGCAGAAAGAGTAAAGCATGGTAGATTTAATTATGTTCTTTGCTATAATATTACTTTGCTCACCAATCGCTAATCCTAATTGTATTGAAATACATGACATGATACAGCCACAAGGTTACAAAACAATAGAGAAATGCCAAACAAGATTGAGTGAAATGATGTGGAATATTAGAAATACAATACCAGTTCCACATTCAATGACTATAAAATGTATTAAAAAGGAGAACAATAATGGAAGAACTACCTAAAGATCAAACAATTTTAGATGTAAAAGACCATTGTACCGGGAAGCTATGTCCGAGATGCAAGACAGTTTTACAGACAATAGACGTACATGGACACTTACAATGTGTTGTATGCAAAGCAGTAATTGAAGATTGTTGCCAAGGACAACCACAAAAATGAGTGACAACGTATTAAAATTTCCTTATAAATTAAAGAGGACACAAATGCCAATAGAACGAGTATGTGATTTGGCAAAAGCTAGGTTGGAGAATGTAGTTATCATGGGGGTAACAAAACAGGGTCAAGTCCAACTTATATCTACATTCCAAGACCCTGCTGAAGTTCTTTGGTACTTAGAAAGTTCCAAAATGGGTTTGATGCAAGGCATGATATTGGAAGAGGGAGAGATTGATGAAGAAGAGTGACAAAAAAAACATACACAATAAAACTGGAGATAACATCATCCAGTTTCCCAAACCATCCGCACCTAGCGATAGCAGTCGCAAAGAGAATGTGGAAAGTGGGGAGAGACTCACATTCTATTTCACTCCAGATTGGGACACCAGTGGAGACGATCCAGAAGATAGCAAAACTTGAAAACTGGAAGAAAGACGATAAAAATGTCTTTGACTCACACAAAGGTTACTGGGGACCTTTTTTAACACCAGAAGAATCAGAAGAACTATGTGCAGAAAAATTTGAGGATGATCCAAAAGCAGTACGAGAAAAAGAACAACGATATAGAAACAAGTATTCTATACAACAGTCGTCAAGTTCTAGTTTAACCTGGGCCGAAGATACTTACGAATAATTTTTTTGATTGACATATAGGAAAAAATGTGATTAAAACGTAATAAAAGGGAGAGACAATGTTAGTTATCATAGAATCGCCGTTTCGCGGCAATAAAAATTTTGGTCAAGAACAGAACTCAACATATGCAAGATTATGCCTTCATGATTCGTTGATGCGTGGAGAGTCACCTTTTGCATCACACTTGCTTTATACTCAAGTATTAAACGAGCAAGATCTTGGTCAAAGAACAATGGGTATGAAAAGAGCTTTTAAATGGTATCGACACGCTAACCTTATGGCAGTGTATCGAGATCATGGAATAACTCAAGGCATGAGAAAAGGTATCCGAGTTGCTAAATATTATAATATAAAAATAGAATTTAGAACTTTAGCAGACTGGGCCAGGGCAATAGAAACAGGAGAGTATAATGGAAGATCCCAAAAGACAAGAAGAGCTGTTTGATAACTGCTTGAAAGAAGAAAAGTATTGGAGACAAAAACAATACGATCATGAGTGGAATGAAGACAAGCTCAACGCACGGTGGTGTAAAGAACAAGCAGATTATTGGAAAGACAAAATCAATCATGGAATTTTTTGGGAACCTAAATTTTGACAGACTTTAAATACAAAACAAAACCATATCAACATCAAAAAGAAGCATTAGAACAAAGTTACATGGAAAGAAACTTTGCATACTTCATGGAGATGGGTTGTGGTAAGTCAAAAGTATTGATTGACAATATCGCTTGGCTTTATGAAAAAGCAGAAATTGATTGTGCCGTTATCGTTGCACCAAAAGGTGTATACATGAACTGGAAGAATAGCGAGATACCTATTCATTTGCATGATAGTATAAGACATAAAGTTTACACATGGAAATCTAGTCTAACAAAAAAAGAAACGGAAATGCTCCGTGAATCGGTGGTCGAGAGGCATAGACTTAGAATCATTCTCGTCAATGTTGAGGCTTTTGCTACAAAGAAAGTGTTGCAGTATTTAGATAAGGTAACACATAGAAGCGAGTTTCTTTTAGCCATAGACGAATCAACAACAATTAAAAATATAAAAGCAAAGAGAACAAAGGCACTTATAAAATTTGGTGAGGATGCGAAGTATAAAAGAATATTAACTGGAGCACCAATAACAAAATCACCTCTTGACTTATATGCACAGTTTTTATTTTTAGACAAAGAAATCATGGGGTTTGATTCATACTGGTCTTTTCAAGGAAGGTATGCCGTAGTGAGAAGTGTGAAGATGGGAGCACACTCTTTCAACCAGGTTGTTGGGTACAGAAATTTAGAAGAGATGAAATGTAAGATTGCTCACTATTCTTATCGTACAACAAAAGAAGAAGCATTAGATTTACCACCGAAGATATACACAACAAGACAAGTTGATTTGACAATAGAACAAGAACGACATTATCAAAGTATTAAAAAAACTTCAGTGGCGTTGCTTGAAACTGGAGAGATGGTTACTGCTCCAGAGGTCATGACACAATTGCTAAGACTACAACAATTACTATGTGGTTATCTTGTTACAGACAACGGAGAAGTAGAAGAGATACCAAACAATCGTATGAATGTGTTAATGGAAACAATCGAAGAGATGGAAGGCAAGATTATTATTTGGTCTAGATTCAGACACGACATCATAAAGATAACAGAAAAGTTAAAACAAACATATGGATCAAACACAGTGGTAAATTACTTTGGCGATACGACCATGCAAGACAGACAAGATGCAATTGAAAAATTTCAAAATTTAGAAGATGATGTGAAATTTTTCATATCTAATCCACAAACTGGTGGTATGGGTATTACACTTCATGCAGCGACAAATGTTATTTATTACTCAAATGATTTTAATTTAGAGTCAAGAAAACAATCTGAAGATAGAGCACATAGAGTTGGTCAACATCATCCAGTTTTATATGTTGATCTAATGTGTCCTAACACAGTTGATGTTCACATTGTTAAGACATTATTAAACAAGAATAAACTAGCAAGTATAACTTTGGGAGAAAGGGTATTAGAATGGCTAAAGACATAAGAGGGGAAAAGATGATAGGCACGGCGGGAGAAGCTTTCGTTGTTTATGCTTTATCAATGATGGGTGTTGAATGTTCCTTGGTTAAACAAGATGGCACAGATATCATAGCGTGTAAGTCAATAGACGATAGTTTACTTGTGCCTCAAAGAATAGAAGTGAAGACAGCAACATGGTTGAATGATAAAAAGCTATTTAACTTTTCTACATCAAAAGGTGGAGACAAACGGGCCTACACAAAAAAAGATTGTGACATCATAGCTTTGTGTTCCATCAGACAAAAAGCAGTTCTCTTTTTTAATGTTGAAAAATTACAAAAGGTAAGTAAAAAAATTCACATGAATGATTTTATGAATGAAGATGATGTAAAAAGAACATGGCAAAGCTCTTTGTATGAAAGTCAAAAACATACATTTAACCTACTAAAAAAAGAACGAAAAAAAATATAAGTTTTTATTTGACAAAGTGGGTATAGTTGTGATAAGAGTTAAGATAACATCAAAGTGGTTTTTTCATAGGGGTTCGCATAACCCTCCTCCTTGCCACCGAGATGCCAGTTTGAGGAGTCTGATTGTGGTTTTTTTTATTTCCCACATTAGCTCCAGACCACTCAAACGAATTGCGAAAAAAGATGAGGTAGGTTCCAAGGTTTTTGTGGATTCCCTTGGTTTCTCCCCTACCTCATCATTAATTAGGAAGGACGACAAATGGATCCGAGTAAATGGAAATCAGTAGCAGTACCGATTAGTATTTGGACAAAGTTAAAAGAATTAGCTGACAGAAATGATAGGTCTGTCGGCGGAACGATTTCATTTCTCACAAAAAGAGAATATGAAAAAGAAGTTGACAACAAGCAAATCAAAAAGGTAGGCTAGTTGTCGATTAGTTGGGTGGGGTTTCCTTTCCGGGTCTGGACGACACTCCTAGATCCGTACATTTCCTCACCTAACGATTATGTTAATAGTTAATACATATCGATACGGCTCTCCACTCCTGTAGGGCCGTATCTTAACCGCTGAAGAGCATAAACTTTATTTGAGAAAGGTAGAACTATGAGTGATGTGTTTTCACTATTTGAAGAAGAGGCAGCTAATCCTCAAGCGTTTGAAATTAGCAAAGACAAGACGAAGAATCTTTCGTCTCTTATTCGGTTATCTATAGATGTTGAGAAACAAATAAAAGAAACCGAAGACTATCTTAAAGACTTGAAACAAAAGAAGCGAACTGTTGATGAGGAAGATATTCCTTCATTAATGGAAGAGCTTGGTGTAGAGAGTCTACAAGTAGATGGCAACAAAGTATCAATAGATAAATTTGTGTCTGCTCGTATACCAGAGGCTAGAAAAGAAGAAGCTTATGCTTTTCTAAGATCAATAGGTGAAGCAGATATAATTAAGAATGAAGTTGTTGTCGGATTTAATATGGGTCAAGATAATGTAGCGGGAGCCGTGGTTGATGATCTTACGAAGCAAGGTCTGAATCCAGTACAGAAAACTCACATACATCCAATGACTCTGAGAACTTGGGCGAAGAACAGAATCGAAAACGGTCAAGAAATTGATCTTGATATGTTTGGGGTATACCAGGGTAATCGTGCAAAAATTAAAGGAGGTCAGTAATGGACACACAAGTTGCACAGAAAAAGACCACAGAGGTTGTGGTATCAGAACTCGACAAGTTACTTGAAGAGGACTCTGGTGCTGGTCTTGAGAATTTTACAACCGAAGATATGCAGATACCTTTTATTAGGATTCTGCAGGCGTTATCGCCACAACTCAATAAGCAAGATCCTTTATATATTAAAGGTGCTGAGCAAGGCGATATATTCAATACAGTTAGTGGAGAGATCTATAAAGCAGATACTGGATTAACTGTTGTTCCAGCATATTTTGAAAAGAAATTTTTAGAATTTGCATTACGATCTACTGGTGGTGGATTTATCAAGGAGTTATCTCCAGACGATAAAGATATCAATCTTACCAATCGTGAAGGGACTATTGAAATGTTACCAAGTGGTAATGAACTCGTAAGAACACACCAACATCTCGTGATTGCCAAAGGTGAGAATGAGATGGCTCCAGCAGTTCTTGACATGAAGAAGACACAATTAAAAGTGTCAAGAAGATGGAATACTTTGAAGAATGGTATTCGTTTGCCCTCTGGTAAACCTATGCCTCTTTATGGTACTGCGTGGAAGATTACGACAGTTTCCGAAAGTAACGATCAAGGGACATGGTATAATTATAAACTTGACCGTATTACAGAAATCACTAAAGATATAGAAAGTATGATGCTAGAAGCTCGTAATATGTATCAAAGTGTGAGGAAAGGGGAGGTTAAAATGGCAGCCGCCTCTGCTGACGAGATGGCAGATAAGGGTGACGAAGCACCGTTTTAACTATTGGGGTCACATACGCTCCTCCAAGTATGTGGCCCTTATTTTTTGGAGTGATGAGTGAATATAACAGAAGAATTTTTAAAAGCATTTGAAGGGTTCGGTCAAGCACACGGACAAACAGATGTTTCCAACCAAAGAATGAATGGCAAACAAAAAGCCAAATCATTTATAGTAAGACAACCATTAACATTAGAATTAGTACAAGGTCATCTTGATGGCAAAAAAGGTGTCGGAGCGATACCAATTAACGAAAACAACAAGTGCAAATTTGGTGCTCTTGACATTGATCAGTATCCATTAGACCATATTAGTCTAGCCACAAAACTGAAGGAACTCAAAGTTCCATGTATCGTGTGCCGTAGTAAAAGTGGCGGAGCACACATATTTTTCTTTTTTAAGGAGTGGATGGATGCTAGTGATTTTCGTGATAAAGCTGCGGAGATTGCTGCTGGATTGGGTCATGGTCGTTGCGAGATTTTCCCAAAACAGGAGCAAGTTCTGGTCGAAAGGGGGGATGTTGGTAATTTTATCAATCTTCCTTATTTTGATCATGCTAAAACCCTCAGATACGCGGTCATTCAAAAGAAAGATGGCTATATTGAGGCTACGCTTGAGGAGTTTATTGAAGAAATAAAAGAGCAAACATGTCTACCAAAACAATTTATGAATATAAATATTGGTGGGCCAGCTAATTTATTTCCAGGATTCGTGCCGTGTCTTCGTGCTTTATTAAGTATCGGAGTGCATGAAGGTGGTAGAAATAAAGCTGCTTTTCAGTTAGGTGTTTTTTTACAAAAGTCTCGACCTAATGACTGGAAGTCGCAGATGGAGGAGTTGAATGTAAAACATTTTACTCCAGCTTTACCTGCTTCTGAAATAGTTACAATTCAAAACACACTGGAGAAAAAAGAGTATCAATATACATGTAAAGAAGAACCTATGGCTTCTCATTGTAATCAAGGAGTTTGTCGTGGATTGAAGCATGGTATTGGTATGACCTCTATGCCATCAATTAGTGGATTGTCCGTCATTTTATCAGAGCCTCGTCTTTGGTTCTTGGATATAGATGGCAGAAGATTAGAACTCACAACAGAAGAACTACAGACTCCAAGATTATTTCAAAGAGCATGTATGGAGCAGTTAAATTTTATGCCACCAAAAATGAAGGACGGAGATTGGGAAGTACAAGTCAATGGTCTTCTTGAAAATTGTAATGAAATATCTGTTCCAGAGGAATTGACTTACAAAGGGCAGTTTATGTCTTTGTTAGAGTTGTATTGTACTGGAAGAGTTCAAGCACAAAGCTTTGAAGAAGTGGTGTTAGGTAAACCTTTTACAGAGGCAGAAGAATCTAAAACATACTTTAGACTAGAATCTTTGATGGATTTTTTAAGAAGTCGTAAGTTTGATAATTATACAAGAGCACAAGTTCAAGAAAGAATAAAAGAGATTAATAGTGGAGACAGTTCTGTTGTTAAAAGATTTCAAACATCACAAGGTAAAACAAAAACAATAAGAGTATGGTGGATACCTGAGTTTGGAGCAGAAATACAGATGAAACCAATAGAGATAAAGCAAGAGGAGTCACCATTCTAATGAATGAAACAACGATATTTGGGCCTCCTGGAACGGGGAAAACAACAACATTAATTAATATAGTCAAAGATAGAATGTCTACTGGAATGGCTCCAGATAAGATAGGGTTCTTTTCTTTTAGTAGAAAAGCAGCCACAGAAGCTAGAGATCGTGCTTGGCTTGACTTACAATTAGATAATAAAAGTTTACAGTATTTTAGAACTTTACACAGTTTAGCCTTTCAATGGCTTGGTTTAAACACAAGAGATGTGTTCAGAGGCTCTGATTACAATGAGCTAGGTAAGATCGTAGGTATAGATTTTAGATCATCACAAACATTAAATATAGAAGACGGTCCTTTGTTTTCTATCGGTGCAGGTGGAGATAAATACATGTCTATCATCCAAATGGCAAGAGTTAAACAAGTGCCAGTCATGGATGAGTTTAAACAAAACTGGGACACACCAGAAGAGTGGAGTTCAAAACTACAAGTGCAGCAACTAGAACTATTGAACGATGCTTATGTGAAATATAAAAGAGCAAAAGGTAAATTAGATTTTATAGACATGATAGAAAAATTTATCAGTCAAGGGACAAGTCCAAAGTTTGATTTGCTAATTATAGATGAAGCACAAGATCTTGTGCCTCTGCAATGGAGAATGGTTAAGGAAGTGTTGGTTCCTAATTCAAAAGAAGTTTTCTATGCAGGTGATGATGATCAAGCGATCTATGGTTGGATGGGTGTGGATGTAAAAAGATTTTTAGGAGCTAGTCCAAATAAAAGAGTTCTTAAAAAATCTTTTCGTGTACCAATTGAAATACATAAAATGGCAGACTTACTTATAAGAAAAGTTAAAATCAGAGAAGATAAAAAATGGCAACCCCAAAACCAAAATGGATTTGTTTCTTGGTATCGTGATATACTTGATGTAGACTTAACAAGTGGCGAATGGTTAATACTTGCAAGAACAAATTATTTAGTAAACAAAGTATGTTTACGTTTGAAAGAAGATGGACATCTTTTCTGGAGAGAAGGCACTGGTTGGTCTATATCACCAAATGTTTTGAATGCAATAGAGGTATGGCTTAAACTATGCAAAGGGGAAGAATTGACAACAGAAGAGTTACTCCCATTTTCAAAACTAATACATCCAGATCTTATTACAAAGGCGGGCAGAAAAGTTCTAGCCTCTTTAGAATCAGATCAAAACTATACTCTTCAAGATATTATAAACAACTGCAATCTAAAAGCGACATCAGAAACACCTTGGCAGAAAGTTCTGAAAGTATCGGAACAAGAGGTGGCTTACATAGTATCTGTCAGAAAGAGAGGGGAGAGGATACTAACGAAAGCTCCGAGGATTCGTGTATCGACAATACACAAAGCCAAAGGTGGAGAGGCGGATAATGTAGCTTTATTGTTAGACTCCACAAAAGCTTGTACTGAACAATGGGATCAAGACCCAGAGTATAGAGTTTTTTATGTAGGGATGACTCGTGCAAAAAAGACATTACATTTAATAGAATCACAACAACAATACGGATTTAATTTATGAAGAAAAACAGAGAATATTTTTTAAAAGAAACAGAAAAATTAATTAATGGACCAAGAGCAAAAGATTATGGGCCAGTAAAAAAGAATCATCAAAGGATAGCTGACATATGGTCGATTTTACTAGAAAAAAAATTAAAAGAGCCTATAACTCCAGAAGAGGCAGTAGCTTGTATGATAGGGGTAAAAGTGGCAAGATTAGCTGAAGATATTAACAAAGACGACAGTTGGGTAGATATCATAGGATACGCTGCTCTGGGAGGCGAAATAATAAATGACAAATGAACAATATCATTTGCTAGAACAAGACATAAGGGATATATCTTGGGGTAATGCTGACTCTGATTGGACACCTCCACAGACTATTCCAGACTTGTCACAGTATGATACCATAGCGATAGATTTAGAAACCAAAGACTCGAATCTATTAAAACTTGGACCTGGATGGTGTAGAAAAGATGGACACATTATAGGCATAGCCGTGGCGGCGGGAGATAGCTCTTGGTATTTTCCGATAGCACATACTGTTGGGAATATGCCTAGAAGACCAGTGCTTGGTTGGTTAAAAGATTTATGTTCTGATACTACAAAAACATTTGTGTTTCACAACGCTCTGTATGACTTAGGGTGGTTACGATCCGTGGATATAGAGGTTAAGGGTAAAATTAGGGACACAATGATAGCAGCTCCAATATTAGACGAGAACAGAAGATATTATAATTTAAACTCTGTCGCTGGAGATTATTTAAAAATATATAAAGATGAAAAGATGTTAAAAGGTGCGGCAGAAGAGTTTGGTGTAGATCCAAAGTCTGAGATGTGGAGATTACCACCTCGTTATGTTGGTGCATATGCAGAACAAGACGCTTCGATAACATTAAAACTTTGGAACATTTTGCAAGATAGAATTGTTTCTGAAGAGTGTACCAGTATATTTAATTTAGAGACACAGTTGACTCCAGTATTGTTAGACATGAAAACAAAAGGTGTCCGTGTAGATTTAGATAAGGCTCAACAAGTAAAACGATATCTAACAAAATTAGAGAAAGATTTACTTGATGAGATAGCCTCTGAAACAAAAGTTACGATGGAACCTTGGGTCGCCACATCTGTAGCAAAGGTCTTTGATGCTATGGGTCTTTCTTATTCTCGCACAGAAAAGTCCGGGTCTCCCGCGTTTACAAAACAGTTTCTTGCTAACCATCCTCACCCAATTGCAAAAAAGATTATAAAGATTCGAGAGATAAACAAAGCAAATACTACTTTTGTTGACACTATTCTTGAACATTCTCATAATGGTCGTATACATTGTGACTTTCATCCTCTTCGTACTGACGGAGGCGGCACAGTAACGGGCCGCTTCAGTTCTAGTAATCCCAACTTACAACAGATTCCTGCTAGAGACCCAGAGATAAAAAAATTAATCCGTGGTTTGTTTATTCCAGAGGAAGGTTACAAATGGGGTTCTTTTGATTATGCTTCACAAGAACCAAGATGGCTAGTGCATTATTGTGCCACCTTGACAGGTATAGATAGACATCCACAAATTGATGATGTTGTAAAGTTGTATCAAGAAGGTCAAGCCGACTTTCATCAAATTGTTGCAGACATCGCTGGTATACCAAGAAAACAAGCAAAGACAGTTAACCTTGGTTTAATGTATGGCATGGGTAAAGCTAAGTTGGCGAACATTCTAGATCTATCTATCGAAGAGGCAACAAGTTTATTAGATAAATATAATGATAAAGTTCCTTTTCTAAAATCAGTTTCAGAAAAAGCTATGAGACGAGCAGCAGATAGTGGAGTAATTAGAACTTGGTTGGGTCGTAAATGTAGATTTAATATGTACGAGCCTATTTCATATCAATACAATAAAGCCTTACCCATGAAAGAAGCGATATCTGAATATGGAGGTAAAGGTAGAATAAGAAGAGCATTCACATACAAGGCATTGAATAGACTGATTCAAGGGTCGAGTGCCGACCAAACTAAGAAAGCTATGGTTGATTGTTACAAAGAGGGATTATGTCCAATGCTAACTGTGCATGATGAACTTTGTTTTAGCATATTAAATCAAGATGATTCAGATAAAATAAAAGACATTATGTCTAATTGTATATCAGATCTTAAGATTCCCTTTGAAGTTGACGCTGAAATGGGTCAAAACTGGGGTGAAGTTGGATAGTGGAGATTATAAAAGCGTACAAAAGAAAACGTATTTTTAGATGCAATCATACTAGGAGACATCGTTTCGCCTCTCTGTGAGCGTCTGAGAGCCTAATTTTTTTTATCTTCGTCCTTTGTTTTCCAAAAATACTCGTCTGTATCGCCTAATCTGAACTTCTGTCCATTTTCTACTTGATATATTTCTGTGCTAACTTTGAAGTCTGGCTGCAATGGTTGATCTGGTGTGAGTGAGTTATCATATACTCTCATTCTGTTGTTTGGATACAAACAATACTGACCGTTTTCTAGTTCTAATAAATTATGTGACTTGTGTTCTGCTGGTTTATGACTTGTTGAGTAATCAATACTATCTACACTATCATGATAATTATCCAAGGTAGCAATGTAGCTACCTTTCAATGTTCCGTGATCTCTTGTAAATACTTCAAAGTCCATCGATCCTATAAATTGCTTGTGAATAGCGACCACGCCATAATCCATGCAATTCCAAAACTGAAGATTATAAAGATCCATATCTGGAGTAGGGACAACTGGGTCAGAAACGAATGCAGAAATAGGTAGCTTATCGTAAAGAGCACCATAATCAGGAAGATAAGTTTCGAAATAAAACGCTCTCCCAGGAACAGATTTAGCCGTAACCCAAATCCCCTTAACAAACTCTCCATGACCATCTTCATGATCTCTTAAATACTCTTTTCTAACCCACACATCTTCAGAGGGCAGGTTACATATCAATGATGCCATTAGTGCATCGTTTCTTTTGGTAGTATTTTATCCATTTGCATCAAGGGTTGTGAACTCATGGTGTCTATATAGTCTCCATGAAAATCATAATCTCTTGTTACAACTTCTTTTACAAGAACATTATTTACAATTTTTATTGTACTAAATTCTTGTTTGATAACTAAGTTACCATGATCGTTGTTCATTGCGTCTTTTAACGGACCTTCTTTCATGCTATCAATCCTTTTCTATAACCATTTGTTCTATCATAGGTAAGCACATCTTTTCTGTTTTCGCCATTGTTATTGTACGAGACATGAACCCAACCAGAACTTGGATCTCCAGTATAGCATTCTAAAATCAATTGATCAAAGTCCATCTTGTCTTGTATATATTGAGCAAGTTTTAAATTATCAACGCCTGGTATTTCTATATCAGCCGCTTGACCTTTTGCATGTTGGCTGGTTGATTTTGAGCCAATCGCTTCACATAGGGCGGGACTGCGATATCCAGAATTAATAACCATAGGTCTTTGAAAGTGATATCGTATCTCTTCTAGAACAGCATGACATAACTGTTCCATAGCTTCTATATGGTTGTCATCTGGTGTGTTGTCAATACCTTTTCGCTCTGCTGTTTGCGATTTTGTAAATTCTGTTAAAGTAAAATTTGCTGAAAGTCTCATCCAGTTCTCCTTGCTATTTCCATGTTCTTTAATATTTGCTCTGGGTTACCACCTAGAAATTCTGCTATTTGTCTGTTCTCTGGTGCAGGATTAAGAAGTTGATTTGTAACCGTTGCTACATTTATATTTGGATCTTCTGTAGTCCTTCGTGTTGTTTGTTCTGGTAGTTTTTGATTTTCGTTTAACGGATTAACTTTAAAGTTAGGATTTGCCTTAGTGTTTGTTAAACTTAAAAAATCATTTACAGTTGGTGGTGAGACATCCTCTTTAGGTTCTGGAGTCAATCTCATTCCAAATCTTTTTCTGTATAATCTCATGATAGTAGAATAAGGCACTTTAATTCCTTTTCTAATAGCTGCACCCAGTCTTTCTTTACTTGGCAAATACGGTATGTATTTATCTGCTCTCAAAGAAAATATTTCTTTTTTTCCTATGCCAGCTTTCTCTCTTAATATTCTAGCGATTTTATTATTAGTAAAACCTAATCGTTTTAAACTATCATAATTTAATTTCATTTCTCTAAATGCCTTGAGCCTAGCGTCATCTGCTCTTAGATATGCTTCTAACATCTGTTCTTTTGATGGGTCTTCTAATCGTAAAGCATCAGTAAATAATGTGGCTGCCTCTGATCTAAGTGATTTAAACTCTTGAGCTTTAAACTCTGCAATCTTATCTCTATCTATAACTTGAGATTGTAATCCAGTAAAAGCTCTAAATAATTCACCATATCTTGTATACTCTCTTCCAGTAGTAGGCTCCTCTGCTTTTACATTAAATCCCAAAAACTCTCCACCCTCTGGAAATAAAAGACCTCTTGCAGTTCTGCCAAGTTCTGGAGACTTAACTGGTTGTCCTCTAGTAATACCAAGATCTGCACCAGTTGGAACTCTGATCGGAATAATGTTTGGTTTAAGAGTGTCAAGAAGATGTATTATACTTTTTTCTATGGACAACCCTAAACCATCACCTTCTTTATAAACTTTAGCACCAGAGCGAGTTCGTCCTCCTCTTCCAACTCCAAGTCCTAAAGCACTTTCTTTTGGTAGTACATCAAGGGCCGCATCATAAATCATAGATACTTCAAAGAAAGGACTAAAAAATTCAGCTAGAGAATCAAATGCCGCTCCTCTGATATTGGCAAAGTCAGATTTTTGTAATCTTGATCCCTCTCTTAATGATCTAAAAACTGTGTGGAAAGGTTTAGACAACATGTCCCAAGGGTTCGTGTAGCTAAAATCTATAACTTCTGGATTACCTTTTTCATCTTTACCTACTGGTATCAACACAGAGTTTCTTTGCCAAGGTGCAGATAATCTATTAATAGCATCGATCTCTTCGTCTGAAGTTCCAGTCATCATTTGACCAAATCTTTGTAGTCCATCTCCCAACACACTGAATGTGAACAAAGAGTTAGTTAATCTCCTTGCTCCTATCTCTCTTATTGCAGCACTATCACTAGCAAGTTCTTTCATGGCAACATCTAATGTGTTAAATCCAGTTCTTAAAATCTCTGCAGGAAAAGCAATAAAGTTACCAAGAGGTAATCCTCTTAATCCTTTTATAATATCTGGTACAAGTTCGTAGTTTGGAACTAAGTTACGAATATTATCTGCTGTAAACTGTTTAAACGCTTCATCAAGTTCATCACCAACCGCATCTGGTTTAGCTCCTATGTAACGACCAAACTCTCTGTCTGCATCTCTTACCGCACCTGCGATTAAATTATTTTGTTGCTCTTTATTTAGATCATCAAAACTTCTACCTAGTGGACCTACTGGTTGTTTTTTTACTTTTGTTATTGCAGCCGACTGCATCTTTCTTCTAGCGTTTCTAAACTTCTGAAGTTCAAATAAGTAGTTGTATATCTTCCAAACATCATCACCACCTCTATACAAATCTTCTGCAAAACCAAGAGGCCCTCTAAAAAACTGTCCAAGCTTACTTCTTTTTTCTGCATCAAAAGTAGGATCTGATTTACCTAATTGTTTATCAGCTCTCTGCCCTTGTGTAAGTTGCTTTCCTCTAGGATCAAATTCTTTTAAACCTTGAACAAAACCACCAGTGCCTTCGTATCCTAAACCTTTTCTTAAATTTTCTTGTATCTCTCTTAATTGTGCCGAACTACCAATAACACCTCTTTTTTGCATTTCTACAAGAAAGTCAAGAGTTTGATTATCTCTTTGTAAATCTAAAAAAGTCATGTTTTTTGTCTTGAGTTCTTTATCGATTGCATCTCTTAAAACTATGTTAAACGAAGATCCTAAACTAGCTCCCTTGCCATAATTACCTTGAGCTATTGCAAATCCAGAAGCGGATGTTACGTTTCTTACTTGTGTTAAAGGAGATAAAATTGTTTTTGCATATTGTGTAGCACCTTTCAGTGTTTGCATAAAACCATAAGTCTTTCTAAGTAATGTAGGCATAGTGTCTGCATCTGTCCAAATGTGATTACTTAAATTATTAAACATAACTCTAGGTATTGCGTAGCCAAACATAGTTCCATAAATACTGCTTGTTTGATTAGCACCAGGAGAGTAAGCATCTCTTGCTACAGTTGTCTCTCCAGAACGTCCCAAGATTACATGATTAGGATTATCTTCTAACCAATCATCTAAAGCTTTACCTAAAAGTTGTTGGTCTAGTTGACCTATTCTACTAATTTGGTTTGGATCAACATCATAGGTAGTTGCTCTTTCTTTTATGTATTTTATGATTTCATCATCCATTTTAAAGAAGAGTTGTTTTTCAGGGGTCGCTCCAACTTCCGTGGCTCGTGCTGCATTTCTCGCGGCAACTGAAGCTATGTTTGCATCAGCAGATTGTTTGAACAACGATAAGAATCTATCTGTAGCAACAAAGTTAGATAACTCAGATACAGTAGATATAAAAGCCTCTCTTGGATCTCTAACCTCACCAAGTATCTCTCTTAAAACTTGACTATCTACTTTTCTTTTATTAATTAAACTTGTGTCTAATCTTGTTTGAAACAATCTATTAAGACCAATGCCTCTGTTTCCACCTTTTGCTTTTGCGTTTGCTACTACTTTATTTATGTACGCCTCTGCTTGTTGTCTTGTAAGAGTAGCTCCACCATTGATTATGTCATCCATTTGTTGATCAGTTATTCTCATTGGTGTTTCAGATAAGATACCTCTTATGTGTCCTAAATCTGTACCTTCTCTTGCAATAATTTTCTGTATGATTGCTTCTTTTGCTTGAGGTTGTATCTTATAGTTCTTGTCATTATATATTCTATATAATCTTCTTAAATATCCTCCCTCTCTCATCATTTTTTCAACTTGAGCTTCAAATTGATATCTAGTGAGGTTGCCTTGAATAACTGCATCATCTGGTAGATCTTGAATAACTTTACTTGCTACAAACTGATCAGATAACTTCTTAATCATATTAGCCGCATCTACATATAAGGTGTATAATTCATCTGGTAAATCTACAATCTTGTTTGCTTTTTGTCTTGCTATTTGTTGTTGATTGCGTGACAAGCCTTGTAAATTTTGATTTTTTCTTGCTCCCTCCAAGACATCCATAAAATTATCCACATACTTTCTTTTACTGTGATCTGGTAATCCAGTAAAACGAGGATTCTTTAAAGTTTCAGTAATTTTTTTATCGATCTCTTGCATTTTTTGTTTGGCAATTTTAATGTTGCCTTCTACTTCTGGATTAATTAAAGATCTAGCTCTTGCAACAACTGGATCTAAAAAACCTCTGTATCTTAACAAAGATTCCATTTTAGCGATAAAACCAGACAAGGTTGATAGTTGTTGAGGATCTTTGGTAAGTAACTCCTCTCTTTTAGCAATAGATCTTTTAGCAGTGTCTATCATGCCTCTAGCTAAAGGAACTGTCATACCACTAGCTATGTCTAAAACTGTTGTATTTTCTGGAAGAATTTTACCCGCTATGTTACCGACTTTTTCATTTAAAGCTCTTATTCCTTCCACTGGTCTTGCACCGAGAGTCTTGTTTAGAACTGTAAAAGAAGCACCTAATGCTGGAGGAATGACACCCGTTGCTATTCCACCCTCAAGACCAACTTTAAGTTTATTTGCTATTTTTGCAAAAGCTCTTTCTTGACCATCCATGCCAACTGCATCAACTGTATTTGTTGGACCAGCGTCAAAAAAATCTCCTAATGTTTGAGTATCATCTGTAGAAACTATGGCATCTGCTAAACCAGCCGCACCTAACATGGTAGCGTATCGACCTACTTTTTGTGCTTTGGTTCTGACTTTACCAGGTAATCCAAACACAGTAGGTTTTTTCTCAAACATAGTAAAAGGATCTCGTCCTTTTCTAACAGCACCTAATTTAGTTCCTAATTGATAAGACTCTATCTTACGGTTTTTCACAGCCATTCTTGGCTGACCTCTCATGATTCGTGCTACTCGTCCCACCTTTGACACGGCAGAGGCGGCGGCAACACCAGGTATACCAAACTGCACCAATGCTTCTGTGACTTTACCCGCTGCACCCGTAGGATCTATACCAAGATCTTCTCTAAGTCCATCAAACCATTGTTCAACAAGACCAGTGGCATTGCCTCCAGTAATTGCGTCAGATGCTAAAGTTCCAACTGATATGATACCTTCTGGTATTTTTGATAAACCAGAAAGCACACCTTCACCAGCTTCAGTAAAAAATCCTTCATACTCTTGAGGGTCGCCTTTTTGAGCTTTTGCTACTTTTTCTTCAAACTGTCTTACTCTTCTTTCAGCTTCTTCTTGACCTATCTCTTTTGAGTAAGTGTAGTTTTTTCCATCAACATTATAAGTAAACATTTAATTAACCGAAAGTTGCACCAAAGTTAGTAAACAAAGATTTGTTTCTCTGCAATACTTTCATTGTATCTTCGTCATTTTCTTCTATTGCAGTCTTTATCTGTTCTGGTAAATCTAAATAGTTAAGTTGTATCTTTCCTTTATATTTATTGTATAAAGGTCTGTACTCAGTGATCAAAGCACTTAATGCTGCACTTGGATTTGAAGTGGTAGGATCTAATGCTTTTTGATATGGACTGGTTGACTTCTGTAAACTCTGAATGGTTGCACCAAGTTCACTTTTCATTTGGTCTGTCAACTCTGTGCCTTCAGTGGCTGAAATGCCATACCCTCCAGTTCCACCAGAGATACTTATTTTTTGCATAGCCTCACTTGGATATTTTTTACTACCATCTTTTAATGCTTTAATTAAATCAAATGCACTATCAATACCTTTCTTAGTCAACTCTAAATTATCTGCTGTAGCTGGGTCATCAGGATTTTTTAATTGAACAAGACCACTAGCTATTGCTCCTTGTATTTCATCTGGTAACATAGCAGCTATCTTTGCTTTTGACATCTCTAGTGTTTTTTGAAATTCATCTGAAGATTTATCTAGTTTAAACTTTTCAAGATCAAATTGTGCAAGAGTGCTCATGGTATTTAATTTTATTTTTCTCAATGCAACTTCTGTGTTTAACTTATTTAACAAATCTTCTCTTGCTTCACCACGAGTTTGTTGAACTATGTTAAACTGTGCAGCTTTTCTTTGAACATCTAATGCGTTCATAGCCACTCTTTCTGCCTTTTCGTCTTTTAACAATCTATACATTGTGTTTTGATATTTTTCTACATCTTCTCTGTAATCATCTCTAAGATTTTTCATGTCTCTTCCATAGCCTTCAAGACCAACACTAAAACCTTTTGCTACATTAGTAAGTGTGTTTGAACTTTCTCCTGCCGCCATAGCAAGACCTGCTCTCATCATGTTAAGCCAAATAGAACCTTGTTGATCTTTTGATAAATTTTCATCTAACTTATCTTTGTCGTATCCGAGCATATCAAAAGCTGCGTCTTTTACGTCTGCAAAAGTAACTTCTTCTGGTTTTTTATTTAAGGCATCAAAATAATCTTGTTGATGTTGTTCGAAAGTTTTACCCAAATAAGTGGCAGAGTTAACATCTTCTAAATCTGAGGCATAGTTATTATATATATCTTGAAGCTCTCTGGTCTGAGTTTGTATTCTTTCATTTACGTCATTAAAGTCAAACGATTTTGCTGTTGTCCCTCCAGTAGTTTCTCCTCCTGTAACTAAATTAGAGTCGTCTTCTGCCGAAGTAAATACATTACCAGTTCCTTCATCAATAACATCAGTATTTTTTGTAACTTTTTTATCTAATATATTTTTATTGATTTCGTTTATTGTTTTACCAGATCCAAAATCCGATGTCTTGCCAGACTTTTCAAGTTTTATTTGTTTGTCTATATTGGCTTCTTGTTCAGCCATTTGCTTTACAGCTTTTCTCTTCTTTTCCTCTGCCGCCGAATCTTTTTCTTCTGAACTAAATATTTTTGTTTGAGCCATTTTTTTACCCATGACACCTGGATGGTAAATCGAATCTACTTTGAATTGACCAGGGCCATCAAATATCGTACTTCCAGGTGCCTCAGAATACTGTTTTAATATCTTGTCTATACCACTATACTTTTTATCACCAGTTAGTATAGGACTTGCAATAGCAGTTGACGCTGGAACAATACCGTAGTTAAAAGCTTGAACACTAGGAAACTGATTTTTACGATTAACAGATGTGCCTAATGCAGCTTTAATTATATTTGGTCCACTAGCCATGATCCCAGTGGCTCCACCTTTTTTACGAAACATTGGTCTATCGTATATGCTCATTATGCTGCTCTCGGTCCAAAGAAATTACTAAAGCCACCAGCTTGTCCTACCGCTCCAAGACCTGCGATTCCTAAACCAAGTAACTGTGATCCTGTACTTGGACCAGGTCTAGTTGTCGTTGAAGTTGTTTGTTGTAATGCTGGTACACCTCTAAATATATCAGACATAAATCCTACTTGTTGATAAGGCAACGCTTGTCTTGCAAGTTCGTTAGCTCTTGCAACATCAAATTCTTTCTGTCCTTGTTGTTGTTGAAGACCACCAATACCTAATAGTGTATTGATATCCTGCACTCCTAACTGTTGACCAAGTTGTCCTAGTCCAGCAGTTTGTACACCCATTTGTCCAATCTGTGATCCGAGAGCACCAGTTGTTTGCCCTAATTGACCAGTAAGTTGTGCTTGTCTTAATGCTTGATTAGCTTGTTGTTGTGCTAATTGTTGTGCTTGTGCGAAACCTTGTGATCTTAACTGTGCTCCAGTTCTTGCTTGTTGATCCATGACATTTCTAGCGAGTTCTTGCTCTGCGACCGCTTGTCTAGATCCACCAAATGCTCCAGCAGAGGCGGCTCTTGCTCCTATATTTCCTTGTTGTATAGCACCTTGTCTTGCTATGTCTGCTTGTGTTTGTGCTATAACACTTTCAGTAAACGGATCCATAAACTGTTGATAAGATGTCGGATCAAAACCAGCTTCAGCCGTTTGTCCTATTGCACTTCCTATCGTTCCAAGACCAGTGCCAACTGCACCTATACCTTGACCTATAGCCTCCGCTCCTTTCTGTAAAAAAGGTTGAAAAGCACCCACTCCACTGAGTGCGTTTGCTATAGCTTGTTGTTGTCCTTGTGATAAACCTGCCAACTGCTGTTCAGCAAAAGGCATTTGTGTGCCATCACCTGTTAAATTTTTAACACTTTCAAATATATCTGCTAAAAACTCTTCTTGAAATGGAGCAAGTCTAACGGTTTGTTCTTGCGTAATATTTTGATCTGCCATTATGCGACCCTCTCTAACTCTGACATCATATCATACATTCTAGCTGCACCCAAGTCCCTATCTCCACCACCAGCTCCTCTGACAGCTTTAGCAGTCAATACAAACTCGCCATCTGATAGTCTTGCTGGTACAGAATCACTTGTACCAGTCCCTGGTCCAGTTACCTCACCACCATTAGCAGAGTATACTGGATCTATACCTACATCATCTTCAAAACCTTGTTTTGCTCTAACTCTTCTAAAATACTCGTCTCTTTCTTCTTTATTATTTAAATTGTAAGACTTTCCATCTACCATTCCCATGCCTAATCTTGATGTACCTTTTGGAAAAGGTCTTTCTTCTTTTTTAGTTGTTTCTTCTTCCTCTCCACCAAGAGCCGCTAAACCTCCAGCACCCACAATACTAGCAATACCCACTGGTGACTTAGCAAAGTCCAATACTGAAGACATAATACCTTCAGAAGCTAATGGTGTTGTTGATACAGCAGTAACTGGTACTTTTGACGCAGCTTCAAAACCAAAAGATGCGGGTGTCGTGGCTTTTACTGCTTCGGCAGTGGGAGCCATAAATTTACTACCCGCGTATCCAGCTATGCCACCAAGAGCCGCGGCTTTTAAGGCATCTTCTGGATCAGCTCCTCCAACAAGACTACCAATTCCTGAACCAAGAGCCGCACCCAAAAACCCTGGTGCTATGGCAAAACCTATTGAGCCACCTATAATTGGTGCTGCTTTTTTTAAAATTTTTGTAAAACTTTTAAATATTCCCATTTACGATACCGATACAGTTACAGTTCCTATAGATACAGTTCCAGACACACCGTCAACACCAGCGATGTCTATTAGAGATATCTTAACATCATTTCCTATTCTATACAAGGTTCCAGGTTCTAAACCCACATCACTTGTTGGCATCTCTGTAAAGACTAATTTTGTGTTTCTTCCCTCGCCTGGATTGGTTGTTTGTGTTATGAAAAAATCTAAAGCGTTGACCAGATCTGTTATATACATTTCGGTAACACCACCAATAGGGAGAGGTAGCCTTGGTGGAGCTGTATTTCTTGAGGACATTATCTCCTCCCGTCTGGTCTAATATCTACCCTTGGTGTTCCTAGTTTCCACATTACTCCTTGTCCCGTTGATTCAAGTTTCATGTTAAAAGAGCGTCCTCTTAATCTTACATTAACCAAATCTGTAAATTGTTCTACTGGAGCCGTGGCTGTTCTTGTACTTGTTCCAGCAGAAGTGTTACTGTAAGGACTACCTGGGCCGTTTCTAGCTTGTAATGTAAAAGTCGCGGCAGGAGTAGAGACATCAGATCCGTTAAAAGTTATATCTGGAATTAATTGTTTTATAAAACTAAATTGATAACCGTCTCCAATATCCATTTGACTCGTTTCAACAGAGGCAGTCATTGCAGATCCATCGTCATCATTTCCATTTTCATGTTCAAATAAATAAGATGACCCTGCGGCAATCGGAAAAGTTCGTATACCTCTGTCATGCCAAGCAGTTCTAGACAATGATCCATAATACCATGTCTTTTCTAAATAATTATAAATAACATATTTATCTATTTCTTCACTACTTGCAGAAGGATAGAACCACCAGATCTCACCCCATTTAGAATTAACACCAGCAAATACTTTTTCTGATTGAGAGGTATTAAAATCTAAAAATACTTTATCTCGTACAGAACAAGGTATCTGTTGTGTCTGTCCTCCATACACATAAAAACTATCTTTACCCATCCAAAACACTGCATCATCAATTGCTATTGCAGATTTAGGACTCATAATTGTAATATTTTTTGAAAGTTCTTGCAGTCCAAATGTAAATGGTGGACCTATAAATCTCATAGAGAATACAGCTTTATCTGTAAATACAAGTATCTGCTGTTTTGTTTCTACTGCTTGAACAAAAGTAGAACCACTACCAAGCCTTAAGTCACCAGCAGTATTTGTTGCAGTGGGTGTAAAATCAGTTAAAGATTCTTGTGATCCAAACCTAATTAACAATGGATCTTGATCCGTGCTTCCCAGTGCATTTGTTCCAAAAACAATAATGTGTCGATCAATGTCTGACACAAGTATTTGCTTTGCAATAATTGGTACGTTTGAAGCACCAGCTACAGACGTTAAGTTCACGGCTCGTGTTCCGAGACCATTTGATTTGTCCCAATAAAAAATAGGACTATCTTTTGCATTGATGAGTAAGTCCTCGCCAAAGTTATCATGTGACCATAAACGAATTTGAGCAGTTGTCCCACTAGCTGCTGCTTCACCCCAACCAAATGTAGATAGATCAGCATTCACACCACCATAACCTCCAGCCCCCCATCCATTACCTCCAACGGCAGTGTCCAAACCTACATTTACTTGATATACGCCATCAACACCAGAACCACCATTACCACTATCAGATGCATTAGCTGTTGCACTTGCGGTAATTTTATATGAATTACCATCCACTACAGAAGTTATTTGATGTTCTGTATTTAGTACGGCGGCAGTAATGTTGCCTCCTAAACTAACTGCACCAGATATTGTAACAAAATCATTCGCTACTGCACCATGAGATGAATCTGTAACTGTTAACTCAGCAGATCCATTTGTTGCAGAAAATGTAATAGTGTTTGTAGATGTTTTACGAATAGGTGTTATGTCATTAAACTTTCCACCCTCTTCTATGTAATATTTAAGATGTGTTCCAACACCCATAAAATTAGAGTTATCTAAAGCAACCCAATTGTGTAAAGCTCTTGCAGTCCCTTGATATGTGTTGTCAGATTGTTTAACCCAACCACCTATTTTTTCTGGAAATCCTGCATAAAACCTTACTTTTTCACAATCAAAGAAACCACCCTCATTTGAGTATGAGGTTATCTCTCTGTTGATACCTGGTCTAAATTTTAGTGATGTTAAAGGCATAGGTCATGATACCACTAACTCTAATTATTGGCAACAAACACAAAGTTTAATACAATTCTTATTGGAGTATCACTTTGTATAAAACCACTATGAGCAGTTGTGTTATTAAAAAGTATAGCAGAATTTTCAACTGAAGGTACTTTTGTGTTTCCGACTACTGTTCCACCATTACATGTATGAAAGTTCAACAATGCTATTTTAATAGGATCTTGCACTGGTTTCGAATCAAAGTTAATAACATCATAGTGTTTTCCAGTGTAAGTTATTTCATTTCTTTTAGTGTACAAAACAGCTCTTGCTCTTATTATTCTTTCTCCACCAAACTTTTTTAACATTTCATCAAACAGAGTTTTAAATTTTTCGCAATGATGGCTTGTTGCGACTTGTCCACTTTCATCAGCATATAAAGCGTGTGTAAAACTTGACTCTTTATCACTCTCTGTTGATTGACTTCTATAAAACCATTCAAAGTCTCCACTTGTCATTAACTGTTGAAGTTCCTCAAAATAATTTGTAGGGAGAAAATTTTCAAAATAAATAAAACTAGATTTTTCTAACATGGTATGTAACACATATTACCTAATACTTTGGTTGTAACAACGCCATCTTCTTCTTTTAGGTCTTCAAAAAAATTTAAGTTTTTATAAATATCAAGACCAAGAGTAATTCTAGGTGTGTCAAAGTTTTCATTAACAACAACTCTGTGTTCATGTCCACCTTCTCCTATGTAGATTTGTCCTATTTTATTATTAACTTTCCATTGTTTAAACTCAGTAACAGTGTTTTTTGGTTCAATAGATACATATCCATGATAATCTGAACCATGATTATGCCAGTCTAATACTTTGTCTGACTCATGGTAATTTAACCAACATCCCCACCAAAGAGGCTCATTAGTTTGGCAGAAATTTCTAATACACCATTGCATTTCTTTAAATAAATTATAGAACAGTTTACTTCCCGCAGTGACAACGAAAAAATTATATTTGTAATAACTCCACGTTTTGTCTTCACCTGGAAAGTTATCATCTAATTTAGCTACTGCTCTTTCGCATTCTGTTAAAAACTCTTGATGATTATCTTCTATTAGTTTTGATTGATATGTTTGAAACTGCATTATGTTCTCCCATCTGGCTTAATCGTAAAAGGAACATGTTCAGATATTACAGTAGGATCTTTAATTAATCTTAAGTAATCATTACGAATACCTCCTCCAAAATAATTAATGTTAATAGTTTGTCTATAGCTTTTATCAGTTGGTGCTGAACTAGAATGAGCCGTTGATGCGTTAAAAAGTAAAAGTCTATTTTGTTTACTTTCAATACCCACTCCATCTGACATGTAAGTAGGAGCGTCACAGTCATCTAAATAAAACAAAGCTCCTTGATGTGGAAATTGATAATCAATGTGAGGATAATGTATATCCTTAACGTGACTATTAAAATACATATTTGCTTTTAATCTTAACATAGCAACCATGCCTATTTTTTGTGTTATATAAACAAAAGGCTCTGTATCAATATGAGATGTCCACTCATGTCTAGCTGGGTGTTCAACGTCATATATTTTTCTTACTAAGTATGGGTTTTGATCATCATAATTTAATTTATTTGCAATTCCCCAAGGAAAATCACTTGACAAGTAACTTTTTAAATTACCAAACTCGTGAGCAGGTAAAAAATCATCATAAACAATATAGTAAGGTAAATTCTTTGGATCTATTGGGAATCTTTCTTGAACTATTTTTTTATAGTTTTCTAGGTTCATTAAAGTCTCCTTTGAAAAAAACATTTGTGTTAAAAGCCATAGATATTCTATCTTCATTTGACATGTTTGGTCTTACCACATGTCTTAAATAACCTGGAAATAAAATTAATAATTTCTCTTCTGATTTATAATAAATAGTTTCTGCATTATATTTATTTAATGTATCGTCTGTTGTGCCTTGAATCCAAGTAGACCCAATAAAAGGATTAGGATTCTCAAAACCAATGTCTCCACTATTGTCTGGCACTTTAAAATATAAAATTCCACATACGGCTGAAGAGGCATGATGATGTGATGAGTTCATATCTTTGTACCTATTTATATTAAACCAAGCATTAGACATGTGTAATTCTGCCGAACAATTAAATATTTTGTAATATTCAATTATGTGAGGATTTATCTTGTCAAATAATTCTTTGTATTGTTTTACATCTAAATCAAGAGACTGCCAACCCGTGTTGCTTCTTCGTCTACCTTTAGATTTACTTTCTTCTTCATACACCTTTTTAATATATATATTTGTGTCTATATCTAAATACGAACTATATAGTGGTGTTGGAAAACAGTCTTTAAGTTGCACGTTCATTCTCTAGTTTCCTTCAATAAAAAAATTAAACGATATAGTGGATCTCAACTTAGAAGATTTATTCATTGGTGCGGCATGTTCTAGCCATGCGGGAAAAATAACCATATCTCCTTCTTTTACCGTGGGAGATACACAGTTTTCTTTAATGCCATTGGAAGCAAGTAATGTCTCAATCGGATTATGAAATTTAGTTGCTCTATGTTCGTTTGGATCGAAGTGAACATAATATACACTAGACCATTGACCTGGAGAATGAACGTGTTTTTCTTGCCAGTTTTGTTTTTGATACACATTTAACCACATATCTGTTAAAACTATTTTTCCAAATAGTTTTGTTTCTTTTTGAAACTCTTCTAATATTGGATTAAAAGCGTCTAGACATTCTTGTATAGGAAATGTGTTTGTGCCATAGGATGTGAACAAATCACAATTCCATTCATTAGGCGTAGCACTCTCATTCTTGTGTTTGTCATAATAGTTTTCTACTTTTTCTTTTATCTGATTTTGATTTTCTAAATGATAGCAATAAAGCAGTGTCGGAAATACTTCTATTCTCATGCAAACATCGGTCCCAACACCCAACAAACTAAACTATATCTCGTGCCTTTTGTAACTGGTTTTACACCGTGTTTTATATAAGAGGGGAAAAATATAGCTGTCCCTTGTTGTTTAGAATCCTCTACATTAAATTTTTCTTTATCATCTGGAAACTCAAACTCTCCTCCTTCATAGTATTCTGGTGAGGTAAGTTGAATAGACAAAGACAACTTTCTTACAAAACTACCAACTGGAAGTGGGTCGTAAACTCCGTCTTCGTGAGGATGATAGAACCCTTGATTTTGTTCATCGTATCTTGTTATTTGAAAAGGCTCTGGATCTGTCAAGTCAAAGCCATAAAAGTCTTGATTAACTTTTTTTATAAGCTGTAATATTGGAGTATACACCTCAAGATGTTTTATTGATCCTCTTAACCAACTTGTTTCGCTTCTTCTTATTGTTGCGTCTCTACTTGAATCTCCACCTATCTGAGCAGGTGTAAAGGTATTTTTTGTTGTGTTGATTATAGCATTACATAAATCAGAACTTATAGCGTTCTTTGCAACAATAATATTTCTTTTCATATCTCATCTCTGGACAGCCTCATGATATAAAGATTGTCTTTCATCGTACTTATGTTTCGGATAGAACTTACCATCTTTTTCTATGAAATGCAAAAAAATTTGTGTATGGCTTTCATAAGGCAGTGCATTTCGCCAGTGCATTTGATCACAACCCTTATATAAAACACCTTGTCCTTCGCTTAAACTAAATTCTTTATTATCTACAAATATACTCCAGTCACTTCTAGGTGTACCACCTACATTCAAAGTAATACTAACTTCACAAGCTGGTCTATCTTTATGTGCGGCACAAGTTTGTCCTTCATAGTATCTTCTCCAAAAAGAGTAAGTAGGGCATAACTCTTTACCATACGCCTCTTGAATAGTTGGATGTACATAGTTTAAGATATTTTCAGTTATAGGATCTGCATACATTTCGTGAGAGTTATGTCCTATCATATTAGAATCACTCATGCTTCTTGGAAGCATATTACAGACATAATCAAAATGTGATTTTAACAGAGAAACTTGTGACTCTGAAAGTAAGTTTAAAATTTTATTCATTTAACTCCAAGGAAAAGTTGGATTCTCATCAGTTCCTTTTATAGTTGCACCAGCATACTCTAGTTTAGTTGCCATCATGTTTTCCATTTCTGCTTTAATAGAAGCTATCATGTCTGACCCTATTCTTGTTTCTACAAAAGAAACAACATTAGCTTCTGACAGTGAATCATATGCAGTAAAATCAGACCATGAGGAAGGATTTCTTAAATCAAGGTCAAAACCGTGAATAACTTCTTCACCTGATTGTGTTCCAGTTAAAGTTCCTATTGTTCTTTTTATAACATCAGTATAAGTTTGACCACCCTCTGTTATATCTTTTGTATAAAGTTTTTGTATAGACCATGTATATGATATAGCCATTATTCTGTGCCTCCTGCGACTGTGCCGTTATTTGTTAAAGTTACGTTTGAAATTCCTTCGATATAATTACCTGCCGCTCCCGCACTACCTGCACTACCTGCGGCAGACCCATTAGTAGATGAATTTGTTCCCGCTTGACCAGCTTGACCAGATGAACCAGCTTGACCATAGCCACCACCATCGCCTCCGTTTCCACCGTTTCCACCGTTTCCAGCTTGACCAGTTGTTCCAGAACCTCCAGATGCACCAGAGTCTCCACCAGGTTGATTATTAAATCCTCTTCCTAATCCACCAGCTCCACCTGCGGCTCCTGCATGTCCAGCCACTTGAGTTTGTTGTGATTGAGGAAATTGTCTATATATATTATAGAGGGTGTTGAAAGTATTAAATTGGTTAGCACCTCTATAGCCACCTCTATAATAAGTATACTGTCCAAATGTAAATGAAGTCTGTCCAGCCAAACCTGGAATATAACGAGGATGAGATGATGCTGTTGTCCCAACTATACCATCTGGATTTCCAGGACCCCAGTTAGCTTGAGCACCTATAGGGTTTCCAAAACCTTGTTGAAAAATTCCTTGCCAAATATATTGTTGTGTAGCATATCCACCAGCATAATAAGTCGGACCTTGTTGACCAGTGGTTTGTTGCTGTTGTTGAAGAGCTCCACCTAGTCCACCTCCACCACCAGCGGCTCCACCACCGCCTCCAGCTAAGATACTTCCGTTATTTATAATGGTACATGCAACTGCGGCTTTTACGGCATCGCCTCCAGCTGATCCATTGCCTCCAGCTCCACCCGCTCCACCAGTACCTGCGGCTCCAGCTGATCCACCAGCTCCACCCGCTCCAATAATGTTTCCGTTATTAGTAATTGTTATTGTACCAGCTCCACCAGAATCTACTTCTAAACCATATTCTGCTGTGTTGTTAGATCCTAGTGTTATACCTGATGGTATAACAACATTCTTTGGATAATTAACATCGTAATCATCACCAAACAATGTTGATACATTTTGATCTGTTCCACTTGATCCACTCAAAAAAGTAGTAGAATAAGTGAAAGTAAATCCTTTTGCTTGATCGTAATAATCACTAACATCTAATGAACCAGAAGTAGCAACACTAGCGGCAAGATTTGTAGCTTGATTATCTCCAGCTTTTTTTAAAATATTAGAACCACCTCTGTAAAGGTCACCTAAACTAATTGCACTAGACCCACCAACAAATTCAGTTCTAAGTGCAGAGAAAGATAAAGATTGTCCAGAACTTGGTATCGCCACTTATTATGCTCCGTTATTTATTTGTTGTTTTAGTTGTGTTATTTCTTGTTTTAACTCTTTTACTGCCTCTATTAGTACAGCAGTCATCTTAGAATAGTCAACTGATTTTGTACCCATTTCATCATCGGCAGTCAAAACAACTTCTGGTAAGATTGATTCGACTTGTTGAGCTATCACACCTATCTGTGTTTTAGCATTTTCAACATCGTTTCTTTTGTAACTTACACCTTGTAGTTGCATAACTTTTTCAAGTCCACCAACAATAGGTTGTATATCTTCTTTAAGTCTTTCGTCAGAAAAAGCAGTTACATCATTGTTAAAAGTCGCCGCTCCAGCACCAGACATATCAATTGTAAGTGCTGTAATACCAGAGCCACCATCGTTTCCTTTTACAATAAAGTCTTTATCTTGTACTTTTGTTTCAATAACAAAATCGCTACTTGAGTTTGTTAAGTGTGCAATAGATGTTCCGCCATCTTTAAATATAACATCAGCACCATCTGCATCGAGAATAATATCTCCAGCAGAATCAAATGTCATATCACCAGAATTAGTTTTGACTGTGCTCACATTTACAGAACCACCAGATAAATCTAAATCCACAAAAGCATCTACAACAGCTGCACCAGAACCTGCACCATCAAGGTAAACGACTTTTGTATCGCCTGGACCTATGGTTACATTTGCACCAGAGCCTTGTGATATAATTATATTTTGTGATCCACTTGTAGCGTTCTCAATCATGTGGACTCTTTTTAAAGTATTTGGACCTATAGTTATTGTACATGCAGAATCTAATGTACCAGTATATTTAATATACATGGCTCTGCCCTCATCTGCCGATCCATCTGCTACAGTCGTAGTATGTGTATCAGCATTTGTGGTTATGGCTTCCGTACCAAAACCTAGTGCTTCACCAATTAATTCAAGATTTGTATTGGTTGAAGTACCCCATGTTCCTGATTCATCACCAGTTGCTATTTCTTTTAATCTTAAATTGTTAACATATGTTGCCATTATGCTGCCTTCTCTATCCAGTTAGCCACTTGCGTGGGTTTAATTAAACTATAAACTTGTTCTTCACCAGTCGAACCAGTTGCATTAACTCCAGTTAAAGATACCACAGAAGTACCAGTTAAGGCAAGTGTGCCTACACTAATACTAAGACCAGCTAGAGTGACTGCAACATCAGCAGTTCCTATAACTGTTTCATCTCCTAGAGCAGTTGTTCCTACAACACCAGTAGTTGGTGCTCCAGTTGTCGTTACTATTAATACAGAAAAAGGAGTGGTTCCAAAATATCCCATCAGAGCGTGGTTATAACATTGATAATACAATGTTGGTGCTCCAGCTGGGACAGTTATTTCTATATATCTCGTTGTGCCTGCGTTAAAAGTGCTACTGTCTACATACTGATCTCGTGAAACAGTGGAACCATCTATGTTAAAAGTAACACCACTGCTATAAGCAGTGTTTTTATCCGCAGTCTCATAAAAATTAATTGGATGACCATCATTACTACTATCACTTTGATCAAATCTATAAGTGTTACCTTCATACATGGTTAAAGTAACATCACTGGTAGCAGTCGATCCATTAATAGCGTACTTATTTGTTGATCCTTGATTGTAATAAGGATGGTTTGAAGGATTACCACTAACAACGGTCACAGTAAAAGTTATTGTAGAAGATGATGTTCCTGCAATTAGAGTTTCAGCAGAATTACCAGTTAGACTAAAAGTTCCAGTTCCAGTTTCTACCGTGTTACCAACAGATCCAGTCATTGCAG